ATTGTATACACCACTATAAGTTAAATCAGCAAACCTATGAGCTTCTTTATAATCTATATTGGAAGTTGTGAATACTCTATTACCTAAATTAAATGATTTACCAGTTAAAGAGTCTCTAATTTTATAACTTTCTACACCATTACCAAAAGCATAACAATTAAAAAATTTTGTATTAACAACTCCATCAACACCTAAAGATATGTCTTGATTAGTAATATTACCGCTATGATTTCCTAATGAATCAATTGAAAAAGATTCATTGTTTTCATACCAAACATCTGGTAAAACCTCTTTTGGTTCTGTTTCAAAAACCACAACAGAATCTCTTCTATAAACTGTAAAATTTATTGAAGACGTAGACGCCCCTTCTTCTGTTAAAGTTCTACAAGCTCTTGTACCGCTGACTAAAAGTGAGTATGTATTATCATTTGTATTTTGATAAAATCTATAATAATTATTTAAAAGCAAATCTCCTCCTGTAGTTGGACTATTTGGTTGACCTCCAAAAACTGTAAGTAAATGTGATTGAGAACCATTATTTACTGCGGCTCCTGTAGTCAAAGCATCACCTGCCCCAGTGTATAACCCAGATATAACTATATTGCTGACCGGGTCTGCCGGTGTTCCCGAAAAGGTAGTTGCTTCGTTTTCAATTACATTTGCAATGTTTTCACCAACAAACCAAGCGTACATATCTGTATAAGTGGCATCAGATATAAATGTTTTTTCTAAAACACTAGTTCTTTCTTCACATAGATTACCTGTTCCTATCCTTACTTGCTCTATTTTCATAACAATTCTAGAGCCTATTGGAACATCATAAGGAGTATTTGTTACTATACCTGTACTTGCATCTGTTTCTGAAGTATAAAATTTATAATAAGCAACTGGATATTTATCTCTCTGAACAGCAGCTGCTCTAACTAAACCAAAGTTTATTACATCTAATGAACTTTCTTCAGCTGAAAAATCAGTTGTAGACATTTTCATATAAGTACCCCCTGGCACAGAATTTCCACTACTAGGTGTTATGAAACCTGCAGACTCTGTGGTTTTTTCTAAAACAGTAGCATATATACAAGATTGTGAAATACCATTAACATCTCTTTTAACAATTAATCTATCTCCTTCTTGAACTTTGGATATATTGTCTCCTTCTAGTAAAAAATAAGAGTTTATTGAATTTGGATCATCAAAGAAAATTGATGAATAAACAGTTTCATAATCTCCTCGATCTGGTTTTAAAACAAATTTGTATCTAGTGGCCCAGGCTGGTGCTCTTTGACTTGTTGGAATAGTAGCAATAATTTCGTTTTTTTTATCAGATTTTGAACAAGGTATATTTACTGTATTATTTGTACTAACTAAAGCAGTGGTTGCTCTATTGTAATCATCCATATAAACTATTCCAAGCTCATATCCTCTGTTGCTATGTAGGGTTTCTAGGTTTGCAGATTCTTGAATTGTAACGTTAACTGATGTAATGTCAAAGTAAGAAATAATAAGATTTGTTGTTCCAGGAGCTGTTTCTATGTATTGAGCACATGGAAATAAAAACCCAATTGTATTACCGCTAACAAAAGATCCAAGTGGCTCTCCTTTATTTGGAGGGCTTGCAGTGCTTGAAGTTATACCAGTTTGATTTATAGCATATTGATATGTACCTGTACCTAATGTTCCTAATAATGAGAAATTAAAATTATCAGTAAGTGTAGATCCATTTCCATTTTGTGCATCAGAAACAGTTTGAATTGAACTAGATGTTAATCCTATTTTTGATTGAAAATCTGAATTATTATATAAATCAGAAACATTTGAATAATCTTGCGTTAAAGTGTAAGTAAAACTTATCCTAGTATCTCCTTGTTGTTCATTAGGTAAGTTTGTTCCTGAGAATTGATTAAAATTATAATTGAAATCAAATTCAATCACATATCCTTTTTTTAATTGATCTAAGTTATTAGTAAAATCAAATGTAAAACCAGAGTTATTTAAAGTTATAAGATTTCCAAAGGCATCATAAGAAAAACTATATGAAATTGAAGTAGATACCTCATGTCCTGCAAGCGAATTACTTTGAAGAGAAGCTGAATAAGTTAAATTAAGAGCACTGCCATTAGTATCTATTAAATTGTAACCTTCTGTATAATTTCCATAAACCAACCTATTACCCATCAATGTTTGAGCTTTCGCTTGTTTTGGCACATTGTCATATAACCTAAGTATTTCGTATTCAGGTAAAACAGTAAATATTTTACTGTTGGTAAAAGTGTATGTGGCGTCGGTGTTGTGAGGTCCTAATGAAGATTTTTGTATTCTTTCTACTATTTTAATTGTAGGATCATTTGCTTCTTTGAATAATATATCTATTCCTACAACTAATGAACTACCTGTATTATAGGTAATTTGAACTCCATTTTTTGAATTTACCATTCCTTCATTCAAGTAACTATTAGATGAAAAAGAAAATATTCCTGGATCAAAAGCTGGTTCACTAAACTGAGAAACAGCTGAATACTCGCCATTTGCATATTTATACCTATAAGCAAAACAAATAAAATTATCTTCTAAAAAAGAATCTTGTAAGGTAGTGCTTAATAAATTTAAAGCAGGGGCAGCTACTGGAGGCTTTTTAATTACTAATAATTCTTCATCGGTAAATTGGTCTATATTACTAAACGGAACTGAATAATTAATATCTATATTAACAACTCTTGGAGGATTTAAGTTATCAGTAAAAAAAAGTAGGTTGTCTATTTTGTTTACTCCTGTTATTAAAAAATTAGGATCAAAATTTAAAGTTGTACTAGTATTATTTCCTGAGTTAATACTTATAACATGGTATAAAATTGCTCCAGTTATTACATTATAAGAAACAATTAAATCTAATTTACCTGTTGCGCCTACAGTAAAAGCAGGGTCGTGAACAAACCAATATATAGTTTCGTTTGCACCATCTTCAAATGCCCCTATACATCTTGCTTGAGAACTAAGTTTTGTTCCGTCAGTATATTGAAGAGAAGTTACTTGAACATTTCCTTTAGCATTTTCAACTGCACCTATCTCCGATTCTTCAGTAGAACCAAGTCTTACATTCAAAGCATCTATATACTCTCCGTTAGGAACAAGCCTTTCATCAAGGCTTTTGTTCATACGGCCTGCTACAAAATTTCTTTGAATGTTTGCCATTTTATTTTATCCACTTATTTTCACCCCTCATATTCATAAGCAATCTGCTAGGGTGAATATTACTTAATCTTATTTTAGCATTTCTCAGTAAAGCTTGTTTATCTCTTTTAGCTCTATTTACAATGTATTCTTGTACACCAAATTTACTATTTAATATTGCGTATTTAACATAAGCATATATATATTCTTCAAATAATTTATTAACCTGTATCTCAGTATTATCACCACCTTCCATACCATCAGATATATATTGTAAAACACACTGTTGATTTGCCATAGTGGAATCAAAGTTTATAACACCAGCTTTTTTGTCTATTGTAAAAGTAGGATTAAAATTAGCTGTTTCTGTATTTAAACCATATCTAGCTCCAATCCTTGTGTTATATATATCGTCTTCACAATTTACGCAGCCTGGATTTACAGCTTCTTCTCTAACATCATTTAAATATATACTCTTTAATGCTCCATTTTTTCTTGCAGTGTCTAAATTAGACTCTATTGTAGACACGTTATTATCGCCATCATACCCAAATACAGCAGTAGAATTTTGAAGATATTGAAGAGATGATTGTACTTGTATATTTTCTGTTAGCTCTCTTAAAACATTATCTTTAAATAGATAAAGCTTTACCCAATTGACATAATCAGAAGGTAAAACATATCTTAAATCATCATAAACAGTTAACTCTAAAGCTTTGATTTCTTTAAAAGCATCATAGTTTAATTCTTGTATTGCTCTTTTTGTATGAAATAAAATTTTATATCTGTTCTCATTGTTTACTAATGAGTGGTTTCCTTCATACATCAATTCAAAGTTTGTCATCAAATCATCTAAGCTTATGTATTGATAAGAACCCCAGTTAGCATCCGTAGGATTAACTCCGTTATTTGTGTAATATTGCCTTTGATTTATATAAGTCATAATTATTGTTAATTTTCTTTTTGCTCTTCAATTGAACCAAACTGATATACGTCAGCTTCTCTTATAGATATACCAGCATATTGTAATATTCTTACAACTAAATTATTAGTGTCATCAACTGGTAATTCAAAATCTTGATAATCAGTTTGCGTTTGATCAAATAAAGGTTCACCATTATAAAGAGTAACGTATGTCCACTTAGGGTCTAAAGGATACCTTATATAGGTAGCCTGAACATCTAATGCTCCATTTATAGTTGAAGGGTGTATTGTAACTGAATCAGCTTTTTGTGTGTAAGCTGGATATTGTAAAGACGGAGAAGTTAAAAGAGATTTGTTTAGTAAATCAATTTTACTCAAACTTACTTTTTCTGCTTCACCTTGTAATACTCCTCCTTGATAACATAAAATTTTATTTATTAAATAATAGTCATCACCAGTTGTTGATTGAGAAGGTAAATAATAAATATTACCAGCATTTTGTGTTAATGTTTTAGTTTCTGCAAATGTATCTATTACCTCTTCATACCCTAATTTAATATCAGCATACCCTGTACCTGATACTCTAGCATTTTCTTCATTTATTTGTTGATTATATTGTATAAAATATTCATCAAAAATATCCAATTGAGCTTGTTTAGCAAATAAGTTAAAATCACTAGGAGATATATATCCATAGTTGTTCTTATTTATTATTGCAAGCACAGTATTTCTAACTGAATTTATCATTTGAAAATCTTTTTACAAAGATACATAAAATAAAAAAGCACCTAGGATTTAGGTGCTTTCTCGCTGTCGATAGTAAAGGAAGGATTAAACTGTTCCTATAGCAATACTAGTAAATACTAGTCCACCATCTTTCGATACTGCAACTGCTGCGTTTGTCCAAGAAGTTTCTGCTGCTGTTACCAGTGCAGTGTTTACATTCTCAGCAAAACCTGATGTCAGTCCAGTTCCAGTAACCGTTAATTTGTGTGTACCATTACTTAAATAAATATCTCCCGCAGTTGAACTTGCAGTTTCTGCGTAAAGAATTTGGTCTGTATTAATGTGTACATTACCGTCATTTGCTGTATCTAATGTTATATATTTTGCCATGTTAAAAAATTTATGGGTTAAACAAAAAACAAAGTTACGAATTTTTAACTAACGTTTTTAGGTGCTTGTACATATCAAGCCCATCATCGCTTTGGAAAAATGAAGCTATAATGTATAATGGGTCTTCGCCATAGGGTATATTACACATCTTCTTTTTATTAGATGGTGTATTATACCATACTTCTTTCTTCTGGTTTCTTAACTGCAACAAGTTTTTATCTAACATATTTTGTATAGTAGCATTTAACTTAAGCATAGGGTCTTTTAACATCGTTAAAAAACCTTTAGGATCTTGTTTAGCAAATATTAAAATATCTCGTTTAAGTTCTGCTGTTGACATTCTTGTAACATCCTGTTGAAACAATACTCTACCTATAGTTTCTACTTGCTCTATATCAAGTTGTCTTGCTTCTATTAAAGCATCAACTTCAGCATTGAGATTATCTACAACATCTTGTGCTTCTTTCTTTTTGTTTATTTCAACAAAAATATTTCCATTGGCTGGATGATAAGATAAAAACTTTTGTAACACTTGATTATTTTTTGGAACAAATAAAAACCCATCTTCAAAAACTATAGGTTCTAATATTGCATTATCATCTTGCTCATCTTGAAAAGGTGAGTTTTGATTTCTTGCATATCTCAGGGGTCTATTAATTCCTGTCTCTTCATCAAAATATAATAAAGGCACACGATTAGTGTGTCTTGATGCT